AAAGCACTAGATCTACTAAAAACATATTTAATGTTTGATGATGAAGAAATGCAAGTTTTAAGGGAACGAATTACATCAATTAGCGTAAGCAATAAAAGCACAAGTTTAGATTTTACTATTCTTGCTAATAGATGCGCTATTTTTGTTAAGCGAAAAACAGGGGAATATGTATTACGCATAACAGGTAAAGGCCCAATTAAAGAGTACAAGGTACATCTTGCATTAACGGCAAAAGAAATATTGCTTGATGCGGTGATGAATAATGAGTAAACACTGCAGCATATGTGATGAGTGCAATAAAAAAAGCCATGCCTACATACACTGTAGACAGGCTAAAGGAATTATATGTATGGAACATTGCGATGCATGCCAATATTTAGAGATTGAACAAGGCGACATGCATTGCAATTATCCTAGGCAAAAAGAAAAGGCCACTAATTAAAGTAGCCTAATCAAGCACGTAATTACGCACCAAACCTAACGTAATTATATCACACATGGGCATGAAAGACTAGAGAAAAGCTTATTTCAAGGCTTTTCTTATTAACTAGATATAACATATTAACAAATCAACCATGGGGAGTAATTACGATGAGGAAGCGTAAGAAGGTCATATCTAAAAATATGATAGAGGTACTTGATTATCACACATCAAGAACATATAGGAAGAATGGCAAGCGTGTAAAAAAGAAAAACATCACACCAGAAGCCGTGAAAAAGCAAAATGAAAAACAAGCGGAAGCAATGCTGCGTATGTTGATTGATAATAACTTCACTACAAATGATTGTTACATCACACTCACATATAAAGAACAGCCTGCAACATGGGAAGATGCAAAGAAAGATATTCAGAATTTTATAAGAAGGTTAAAACGCAGATATAAAAAACTGGATAAAGAATTGAAATACATTTACATAGCGGAGGGGAAAACAAGAATACATTTCCACATGATCATCAATAATGCGGAATTATATTCAGATGAGTTGAATGACCTTTGGCCACATGGCATGCATAAGTTGATGTTGTATCAAGGAAGAGCAGAAGATGCAGTGAGATTAGCAAGTTACTTTGTAAAAGAAAAAAGGAGTGCTTGCTATTCAGATAAAGAAGATGCATTTAAGCGCAGGTGGAATAGTAGCAAGAATTTAGAAAAGCCAAAAGTAAAAACAGAGATTTTAAAGCCGAGCGAATGGAGAGATTACATCCAACCGCCAAAAGGCTATTACGTAGAAACAGACAGTGTAGTTGAAGCTGTATCTGATGAAGGTTATCCTTATAGATTTTACAGATTGATAAGAATTGAGGAGGTAAAACATGGAACTACTAGGAATAGGCATTGTGATAGGAGCAATGCTAGGAGTATCAATAATGGCATTATGCGTAATTAGTAAAGAATGTGAAAAATGGGAGGATGAAGTAAATGATAAACGTAAATGAAGTATTTTTGAGCGGTAACGTAGTAGCAGATGCAGAACTACGATACACAAAAACAGGAAAGCCAGTACTCACATTTAGAATGGCAACAAATAAATATGTGAATGAGCAACAGAGTACACAATATCACAACATTGTATGCTGGGTTGATGCGGAAAAATACAGTGGATTAAAGAAAGGTGATTTTGTATCAGTAAATGGTGAACTAAGAACTAGATCATATGAAAAAGACGGAGGGAAAAGATACATTACAGAGATTGTGGCCAAAGTCCTTACATATGGCTTGAAAGAGAATGAAAGTACACCAAGCAATTTTGAAAATGGGTTTGTAGATGATGATGAACCTATTCCATTCTAGGAGGGAATAAATGCGAAGAGGTAGACCAAGAAAGATATGTAGCCACTCATTTGGGCCAGCAAAAAGCGGTGCGCTATGGGTGAAAACATCATGCCCCAAAGGGAAAACATCAATTAAAGTATTCAAAGGCAAAACAGCAGGCACTTTATATTGGCTGAAAAAAGAAGAATGTGAAGATTGCCCTGCATATAGTCCTACAAAGGTTTATGCAAAATAGGAGGGAACAACATGCAAAGCACAAGCATGGCAGGGGTTCCGATGAATTGCATAAATTGGCTGGCACTAGGTGCGGTAGTATACGGTGCAATGGATAAGCGAAATGCATTAAAAGTATTGGGATTAAAGGAACAAATAAATGCAGATACGTTACAACCATTGATTAATAGAGGACTAAGCCAAAGGCAAATAGCAGAAGAATTAGAAGTAAGTCAAAGCTTAATTAGAAATATTTGTAAACAATTAGGAATTAAAACAAAACGAGGTAGAAAACAATGAAAAAAGTAATGTTAGCAGTAATGGTATTAAGCGCAGTAGTTAATGGTGCATATGCAAGTGATCTAGTTGTAGGACCTACAGAACCAAATACAACACAACCAACAGTAACAGGTTATAACAGTGCAGCACTTGGAGTTAATACAACAGTAAGTGGCACAAGCACAATTGTACTAGGCAGAAATAACAATGTAGTAGGTGATAACAATGTAATCATTGGTGCAAATAATGGCACTATCAACGCAGGTCAAAGCACATTCATTGGATATAACAATACAAGCGTAGATAACAGCCAAGAGCAAACAGTGATTGGTGCAAATAGCAAAGTAGGGGGCCAAGGAGCAATGGCGCTAGGCACTCATGCAGAAGTAACTTCAATTGATGCGGTAGGCATTGGCAATAACCTTGTGGCGGACAAGCCAAATAGCGTTGCACTAGGAACAAACAGTGTAACTGATGATGCGGTAAATCAACTACAAGCAATGGTAAACAATACAACATATGTATTTGCTGGTACAGATGCAACATCAGTAGTGAGTGTAGGTAGTAAACAACGTGCAGGCTTTGGCGGAGTAAAAAACTATGTTCGCCAAGTACAGAATGTTGCAGCAGGCAGAGTGGATGCATCTTCCACTGATGCAGTAAACGGTTCACAGTTACATGCTGCATATGATGCCATTAATACAATGGGTGAAGATATTGATAAAGCACTAGATGCACAACAACAATTCAATATTGCAGTACATAACACACTAGCAAATCATAAGGATGCAATCAAAAATAACACACAACGTATTACACAACATGATGCGGACATTGCAAATAATAAAAATGCTATCAAGGCTAATGATAGTGTATTGAAAAATCATGAAGAACGCATTGATAAGCTAGAACATCAAGCAAGCAACACATTAGCAAATTTAAAATCAGACATTAAGCAATTGGACGGACGAATTAATAAAGTGGGCGCAAGTGCAGCTGCATTAGCTGGACTACATCCAATGGAATTTAACAAAGATGATAAATTTAGCACATCTGTAGCATATGGTCACTATAAAAATGCCAATGCGGTGGCATTAGGTGCATACTACAGACCAAATGAAAAAGTATTACTTGGCATTGCAGGTACATTTGGCAGTGAAAACATGTACAACGTAAGCGCATCTTTTAAATTTGGTAAACATAGTGAATATGAACCACAAGCTAAACGTGACGGAGAAATTGAAGCTATGAAAGCACAAATTGCAGAATTAACAGCAAGACTTGATGCGGTAAGCAAATAAAATAGGTGGGCGGTATATCCGCCCTTACCTAAAACTAGGGGGCGAAGTTATGAACCATGTAACAACACTATTTAACAGTAATGAGTTTGGGGAACTAAGAACTATCATTATTGAAAATGAAGTGTACTTTGTGGCCAAGAGCGTAGCAACTGCACTTGGATATAAAGATACTGCAGATGCAATCAGAAAACATATTGATGAAGAAGATAAGCTGCGTTGGCAAATTGCCGACACAGGCCAAAAGAGGGAAACATATTTAATCAATGAGTCTGGACTATATTCCTTGATATTGAAATCAAAGATGCCAAGTGCGAAGAAATTCAAACGCTGGGTAACTAGCGAAGTACTTCCACAAATTAGAAAAACAGGTAGCTATGATCTACATATTCCTAAGACCTTACCAGAAGCATTGAGATTGTATGCGGATGAAGTAGAAGCACATAACCAATCAAAGGCTATTATTGAGCGACAGAAACAACAAATAGCAGAATATGAGCCAAAGGTTGATTATGTGGACAAAATTTTAAGCAGTACAAATGCAATGACAGTAACACAGATTGCTGCAGACTATGGATTAAGTGCTAAAGCTTTGAACAAGATACTACATGATGCACACATCCAACGAAGCGTAAACGGCCAATGGATTTTGTATAGTGATTTAATGCGCAAGGGGGACACAAAAACCAAGACACACACATACATGACTACAGACGGAAGATTGGAGTGTAAAGCATCTACACGTTGGACACAAAAGGGAAGATTGATGATACACGAGTTATTAAAGAAGTTGGGCATCAATGCAGTGTGTGAGGAGGTAGCATGAATCCATTAGTATATAAAGGCCTACGAAAGAACGTGAACAGGTCAGAATGGGTAAGCAGTGATGAAATAAAGCAAAGTTATTCACAAATAAGACTATTAGCAGTGGAAAATGATACCTATGCATGGGTACCAATTGAGGACGGAACACTATGTAGAGGAAGTGAAGCAAAAGACACGCTAGGGAAAAGAATATACGAAAAGGACCATATAGAGTTTGATTGTAAATCAATACAAGATACACCAATGGTAGGGGAAGTATATTACAGCGTTGATAAATACCAATGGAGATGTAAGGCAATCAACCAGCAGGACACACTACAACATGATGCGGTATTAGATTTTGATTTAGCATTTGTATTGAACAATGGGAAAGTAAAGGTAATAGGCAATAGATTAGAGGGATATGAGCATGAATGACAGATACAGAAATGTATGTAAAGCACTTGATCATATTGTAAAGTGCCGTACAAAAGAAGCAAAACAAGTATTTATACCATATTGGGGTTATGTGTTTACTCCGTCAGAGGAACTACTAAAAGCAAGGATTAGAAGAAACCTATGTAAGGAAAGCAAATTATTTTACCAAAGGGTAAGGAGTTATTATGAAACCACCATGCAGGGAGTGCCAATTTAGAGAAGTAGGCTGTCACAGTAAATGCGAAAGTTATATTCAATGGAGAGCGCAGCTAGATAAATATAACGAGCAAAAGAACATACAGAATGATGCGAGCAAATACATTAGAGATAATGTAAGCACAATTAGACACAGAATGAGAAAGCTAAAAGGATATAGCTGTACTGTAAGGGATTAAAAATGAAATTAGATTTATGGGTAAGGCTAAATATAACAATGGCTGATGATAGCAAGGTAAGTGGCTGGACACAGATATATGGAAAACATGAGTTAGCTATGTACAATAAACCATTTAAAACATTAAAGCCAATTGTTAATGATCACATAGATAAAATGAATTGGCTAGCTATTTGTAATAGATGGGGTGAAACAAATCAAATCATAGAAGTAAACACAAGCAAGATAAAGAAATATGTTATCAAAGAGTGTGTACAACCATATGAAACAGAAGAAGAATATTATGCAATTAAAGAATGGTATAGAAACTATATGAGGGGAAGAACATTCTTAGAAAATAATGGATAATAAAAAAATTTTAGATGCATGCTGTGGTTCAAGAATGTTCTGGTTTAACAAAGAAAATAAAAATACTGTTTACATGGATAATAGGACGGAAGAAACAACGCTATGTGACGGAAGAAAATTAATTGTTAAGCCAGATATAATGGCAGATTTTAGAGAAATGCCATATAAAGAAGAAACATTTCACCTTGTTATATTTGATCCACCACATTTATTAAGAGCTGGCGATGAGTCATATTTGAAATTGAAGTATGGACGATTAGGGACAGACTGGAAAGAAGATATAAAGAAAGGACTAGCGGAATGTTGGAGAGTGCTAAAAACGAATGGAACAATGATATTCAAATGGAATGAAGAACAAATAACATTGCCAAAGGTAAAAAAGCTATTACCATGTGAGCCAATTATTGGACAACGCAGAGGGAAAACAATATGGCTAGTGTTTTTCAAGGAATAAGGAGGAACAATGCAAAGAAAGTGTCATAGATGTGATAGGTTATTTACACCAGATAGTCATAGCACATGGTGTCCAAACTGTAGAGCAGGAAAACCAGTAGAGCCTAGAAAGACAAAGGAACAAATAGAGCTAGAGCGCCTTGAACGATTAGAGAAAGCATTTAAATACACAAGATACTGTATACAGTGTGGAAAGAAGTTCTATACAAATGATACACGTAAGGTAATATGCGGTGATTGGGAATGTGAAGAAAAACAACGATTTGAACTTCGAAGAGAAAACTATAAGAAAGGGAAACAAAAATGAGGATACTAAGCATTGGGTTTGGGGATAAAAAGAAAGTAAAGTATGAGAAAGCAAATAATGCTGGCATTACTGAAACATATCAATTAAGCACGGAGGACGATTTCAGACCAGAGATATTAGAACCATATGTAAATGCAAGAGCATTAGTATTTGAAGTGTTTAAAGTATTTAAGCTATTTGAAGAAGAGTGGATGAAGATTAAATCCATTAGCTTGAAATGGCATAAAGAAATGCCTAGGGTTATTACAGAAGTAAAGTATGTGCTTTTAGTTACTAACAAAAAAGGTGATGAATGTACAATTAGCACTTCATGGCTTCCAGTAGAAGAGGACACACAAGACAAACTAATTCCATTGGTAGAAGAAATAGAAATGTTTGTAAGAGGTGCAAGAGCGCAGGGGAAACTATGGGAAGAAGAATTAGAAGCTGATGCGGTTGAGGGTGAAACATTTCACATCAATGATCTAGTACAAGAGGGAGAAGAGGATGATTAAAAACCAATTAATTTATGTAGCACATCCATTTGGCGGAGATAAAGCTAATAAGTATTCCATTGATACAATCATGGAAAACTTAGTAATGCTAGATAAGAACAATACATATCTATCACCTCTTCATAATTTCAGCATGTTGTACTTTGATACACAATATTCAAAAGGCTTAAAAATATGTTTGGACATGCTAAATAAATGTGATGCCTTAGTATTATGTGGGGACTGGGAAACATCTAAAGGCTGCATTGGTGAATGGTCATTTGCAATAGCAAAAGGAATGCCAATATATACATGGAAAGCATGGACCGATAAATTAAAGGAACAGGGAGATAATAGCCGATGACTGGAAGGGAATATTTAAATCAGATACGTGATACTGATTTGAATATCAAATGTAAGGAAAGAGAAGTATTAAGGCTGCAACAAGATATAATGTATCTGCAAGCAATTGACTATAGCAAAGACATTGTAAGCGGAGGGCAACCAATAACATTTGAAGATAAGATAGCAAACATTGATGCACTATCAAATGAACTAATGAGGGAATGGAGTTCATACCTAAGAGAAAGGGAAAGAGCAAGATTTCTTATTAATGCTATACCTAGTTCAAAACAAAAGAGCGTACTCATTGATAGATATGTTAATGGGCATACATGGGAAAAGGTGGCAGCATTAATTGGATGTTCAGTGCAAAACATTCACAATCTACATAAAAGAGCTATTAGAAATTTTGAAGAAATTTTCAAAAAGGTTGATAGTATTTGACTATCAATTTATGGGATACTATATGTGGGCATGGATGAAGAGAACACTTTCAACAAGCCTCCTAGAAAAACTACACGCTATTAAGGACTACATCATACAAGGTCGCACAACACAGTATGATGCGGTCCTTTTTAGTTTATAAGGGGTATTTGATGAAGCATAAAAGAATTACATCCAAGAAAACGATACAAGAAGTTCGCAAGACATATTGTGAAATATGCGGACAAAGAACCAATATAGAACCGCATCATATTAATACACGTGGCAGTGGTGGTGGAGATATTAAGGAGAACTTAATACAACTCTGTACACAATGCCATATCAATACACACAGTGGACAATATCCAACTAAAGATGATTGCTTAAATAAAGTAGCAGAGCGTGAAGGTATTACATATGATGAAGCATATGCAATTAATCGTAGAGCAATGGGATATGATGTATGACTAGAATATGTTGCAACAGGGACAGATGCTTAAATAATAAATATGGCATCTGTACTGCAGACACAATTGAATATGAGGGAATATGTCAAAGCTACATAACACAAAATGATGCAAGAAAAACTAATTGCGGATTATGTAGAAGAACACATGGAAAGTTAAAGCGTAATAGCAATACAGTATTAAAGTAGAGGTGATGCAATGCTAAAAGCATGTAGCTATTGTGGAGGGATACATGAAGGAGAGTGTCCACACAAACCAAAGCGCAACTACAAGCAGGAGCATGCAAATGCATCTGATAGCAGAAGGAAAGAACGAAAGTTCAGAAGTAGTGTTGAATGGCAAGACTGCAGAAGAAATATATTAGATCGTGATAAACATCTATGTAGACTATGCTTGCACGAAGATAACTATATTAGTGTAGGGCAGCGCTTAGATGTACATCACATTGAACCATTACACGAAGCATGGAAGAAGCGTACTGATGAAAAGAACTTGATTACATTATGCAAGATGCATCACTACAAAGCAGACCATGGAGAATACAAGAGGGAGTACTTGAAAAAAATAATTAGTACCCCCCCTACCATAAAATAAATTTTTGGCGAAAAAGTCCAAGACCGTACTGCTCACCACAATTTACACAATTTTCCCTAATGGGACATGCGTGCGCACGTGAATATATATTTATTTATATAGGGACTATACAAGGGTGCTGCAAGGCAGAGGAAAGGAGGTGGACACATGAGAAAAGCTGTATCAGCAAGGACTACAAAGAAGCACTTAACAAAGGCAGAAAAAGAAAAACGTATTGCTGTAGAAAATGCATTTATTGATGATGCGGAAATAGAACCGCCAAGCTACCTAACTAAAACACAATTAGAAGCATTTCACTTTATTGTTGATGCATTAAGGCAGGCGAAGGTATTAAGCAGATTAGATACACAAACGATTATTCAAGCGAGTGTGGCTATTGATATGTTACACACTGCAAATAAGCGTGTGGCCAAAAGGCCAACACTTGCAATTGATAGAGAATTTGTAGCAACACAAGAGAAGCTGGTGAGGACATATTTAAAATTATGTGATGAATTGTGTCTATCTCCACAATCTAGGGCAAAGCTTGGAGTGCTTGTAGCTAATCAAAAAGAAGAGGAACAAGATCCATTGCTAAACGTGCTGCAAGGGGGTGTATTGAGTGGATAAAAAACATCCTGCCTATCAGTATGCAATGGATGTTGCGAAAGGGAATGTCAATGCACCAAAGTATGTAAAACTACAGGTTAAAGAGTTCTTAAATATTGCAAATAATAAGGATAGACAGTACATTATTGATGATAATAAGGTACGAACTATTGGAGAATTACTAAAATTATTAATAATGCCTAAAGGATTAAAGGCGAATATCACAGTATATGATGCTATGGCAGGGTTCCAATGGTTCTTCATAACTGCAATATTATGTACAGTTGAACGTAATAATAAAGACAAAAGACGATATGAAAACGCAATACTTGAGATATGCAGGAAGAATGGCAAGACATTTATAATTGCTATTCTTTTTATTTTGTTATTTTTCATGGAGCCTAAGTTTTCTAAGTTCTATTCTGTAGCGCCAGACGGTTCATTATCACGTGAAATCAAAACAGCTATAGAAGAAATATTGCGTAGCAGTCCTGCCATGTTAGGTAAGATGAATGGTAAGGAAAAATTTAAAATGTTACGTGATTATATACATTGCAACATTACGGACAATAGATATATTCCGCTTAACTATTCAACAGGGCGCCTTGACGGAAAATTGCCAAGTGTATTTCTAGTGGATGAAACAGGAGCATTGCCAAATACATATGCAATTGAAGCAATGCGTTCTGGCCAATTAACAATACTAAATAAACTAGGCTTTATAATCTCAACTAAATACCCAACTTTAAATAACCCTTTTGAGGATGAAGTTGACTATGCTAAGCGTGTATTAAATGGTGCAGTAGATGATGATAAAGTATTTGCATTACTATATGAGCCAGACGATACAAAAGGTTGGGCAACCAATGATGAAGTATTAGAGCAAAGCAATCCATTGGCCATTGAAGTAACAGAAATCATGGACGATTTAAAAGCCAAAAGGCAAGTGGCAATTGAAATTGAAAGTAAGCGTGAAAACTTCATTACTAAACATTGCAATATCATTTATAGTGGCGCAGGGAGTGAAAGTTTTGTAAATATTGCGGACTTGCAAAAAGGAGCAGTAGATCATATTGACTGGCAAGGAAGAGAAGTATTTCTTGGTGTGGATTTGGCAATGACTACAGATAATTGCGCTGTATCAATGGTGGCATATGATGAAGATGAGGGGAAGGTATATTTAGATGCAAGGGCATTTATTCCAGAAGATAGAATAGATGAAAAATCTAAGCTTGAACGTATACCATACAGAGATTTTATTAACGCTTGTTACTGTATTGCATGTGGCAACCGTACTGTAGATTATGGCGCAATTGAACGCTTTATTATGGCAATTGAAAGCAAATATGGAGTTACAGTAATGGGGATTGGCTATGATAGATATAATGCACTATCAACTGCACAGAAATTAGAAGATGCAGGCTATACCATGGTAGAAATTAAGCAACATTCTAGTGTGTTACATCCTGCTACTAAATGGCTTGCAGAGTTAGTAGCAGAAGGCAATTTAGTATATGAAAAAGGGAATAAGTTACTAGAAATAAACTTTGAAAATTCAAGATGTGTGTATGATACCAATATGAACCGCTATGTAAATAAAAAGAAATCAAGGGGCAAGGTTGATATGGTAGTAGCAGGGATTAATGCTATGTATCTATTACACCAAAACTACATGCTAAATAGCGCATTAGATTGGGTAGTACAAATGTAGAAAGGAGGTGAGAAATTGAGTTGGGTTAAAAGTTTATTTGGATATGAAGTTAGGGAAGAGCAAGTATTAAATGAAAACTCATACATTGATACTGCAGATGATATTGATTTAAACCTTCCAAGCTATGATGCAACTACACGAGTAACAAGGCAACAAGCTTTATCTGTGCCTGCAGTAGCAAGTGCATTATTTCTTATATCTGGGATTATTGCTGGTATTCCTGTACGAATGTATAAACGTGAAGGAAATACAATTGCAGAAATATTAGATGATGAACGGATTAAGCTGTTAAACATTGAAACTAATTCTATTCTTGGGGCATATGAAACAAAGCAAGCCATGATTAATGATCTAATTATGGAGGGGGCTTGCTATTGTTATATTGGAAAGAATGGAAACAATGCAGAGTCATTACAGTACTTGCCTAAACATAGAGTAAGCCTATTAGATAATGGGAAACTAATTGATAGACAAATATATTATTTGGTTGATGGAAATTATTATGATAACTTCAACATTATGAGTGCTGTGAGAAATTGTAGTGACGGAGTTCATGGCCGTGGCTTATTAGATGATAATGCCATGCATATTTCTAGCATGTACAATGCACTTGTATATGAGAATGGGGTAATCAGTAAAGGTGTACGGAAAGGCTTCCTAAAATCGGAAGGAAGGTTGACTGTAAAGGCCTTGGAAGCGCTAAAAAAAGCTTGGAGATATATGACTTCTAAGCTTGGAACAAGTGATGTAATAGTACTGAATAAAGGGATTACATTTGAAAGTGCGGATAGCACAGCGGTAGAAAATCAACTTAATGAAAGTAAGCAGACAAATGCGGACTTAATTTATAAAATATTTGGATTTACGGACAAAACTTTTATAGATGAGAAAGCGTTTAATATTTTTGTTAAGACAACGATAATGCCAATAGTAAACTGCTTTATTGAAGCTATTAATAGATCCCTATTGTTAGAAAAAGAAAAAGGAAGCTACTATTTTAGCTTGGACATGAACGATTTATTAAAAGCCGATATGTTGACACGCTTCAACGCATACAAAACAGCACTTGAAAGCAATTGGATTAATGTTGATGAAATCCGTAAGCGTGAAGATTTATCACCAATGGGTATTGATTTTGTGAGCATGAATTTAGCGAATGTATTCTATTACCCAAAAACTAAGAAAGTTTACACCCCAAATACAGGTGCATTTGGGGATTTGACTACATTAAAAGCAGAGAAAGGAGGTGAGAATAGTGAAAGTTGAAGTACGTAATGGCGCTGCCACTATTGAGGGTTATGTAAATGTAACAGAACGATTGAGTAAGCCAATCCGTGATGTAAGAGGTAATTTTCTTGAAAAAGTAGCACAAGGAGCATTTAATTCTGCATTACAACGGAACAATAATGTAGAATTGCGCTTTAATCACCGCAAAAAATTAGGGGACCAAAAAGACGGTTCGCTTGAATTGCGTGAGGATAGCATAGGATTATACGCAAAAGCAACTGTGACTGATGCGGAAGTTGTAGAACTAGCAGAGAAAAGACAGTTAAAAGGCTGGTCCTTTGGATTTAAGAAGCTAGAAGATGAATGGGAAAAACAGGAAAATATGCCAGAAATTCGCACATTAAAAGAAATTGATATGAGTGAAGTTAGCATTTTGTCAGTAAATCCTGCATACATTGCAACTTCTATTAGTGTGCGTTCTGATGCGGAAGAAGATTTGCTAGAATGTAGATCCAATGAAAGCGCAACAGGAAAATTAGAATATGATATTGAAGAACGTAGTAAGTCTGATGATAAGAAAGAAACCAGCAACAAAAAATATCATGACATTTTAAATAAAATGAAAGCTTAGCATCCATTTGTGTGGGTGCTTTTTTATTACAAGAAAAGAGGACAGTGTAATATGAAGAATTTCAAAAAATTGATTGAAAAACGTAATGATTTAGTAATGCAAATGGATAATCTAGTTAAAGTAGCAGACGAAGAAACACGTGCGCTTAATGAAGAAGAAACAACAACATTTGAAGGCCTACAAAAAGAAGTAGCAGACATTGATAAAACATTAAAGCTTGCACAAGAAGAACGCTCCTTAATGTCTGTATCTGATGATGAAACACCAGCTAATACAGATGAAAAAGCAATGGCAATGGCAGAAGAACGTGCATTTGCTAATTTCTTGCGCACAGGTGAAACAACATTCAATGATGTAGAAACACGTGCCGATGTAAATTTATCTAAAGGGGATAATGGCGCTGTAATCCCTACAACAATTGCAGATAGAATTATTGCCACAGTTAAACGTGTAGCGCCAATTCTTGAACTATCTGATTTCTACAATGTAAAAGGGGACTTAACATTTGTAGTAGAAGATGAAGCTACATCTAAAACTACATGCGCATATGTGGGTGAGTTCCAAGAACTAGAAAGCACTACAAATAAATTCAAATCTGTAGTATTGAAAGGTAATGTTGTAGGTGTACTTACAAAAGTATCTAAATCCTTGATTAATAATGCAGGCTTTGACATTGTTAATTATGTAATTACAAAAGTGGCAGAAGCTATTGTTACATTCCTTGACAATGAGATGCTTAATGGTAGTGCTAAAATTCAAGGTTTGTTGCAAGCAAGACAACAAGTAACAGCTGGTGCAGCGGCTGCATTAACTGCTGATGATCTAATTAATTTGCAATTTGCAATCCCTCAAAATTACCGTGGCAATGGTGTATTCATCATGAACCCAGATACATTTAAAGCATGTGCAAAATTGAAAAATGCACAAGGTGAGTACTTGTTGAATAAAGACATTACAAACGGATTTGGTTATACATTATTGGGCCGTCCTGTGTTTGAGTCTGACAACATGCCAAAAATTGCAACAAAAGCAAAAGTAGCAGTATATGCAGACCTTAAAGGCTATGCAACAAAAGTTAGCGGTGATAGCGCAGAAATCCAAATTCTACAAGAAAAATTTGCTACACAATATGCAGTAGGTGTTGCAGGATACGTTGAAATTGATGGGAAAATTGTTGATGAACAACGTATTGCAGTATTAGCAATGGCATAATAAAGGAACTCTTTATGAAATATAAAGTTGTAGTTGGCTATAGTGGGGTAGTATCTGCCCCACTTGGTAGCATCGTTGAAATTACAGATAAAGAAATTTCCAATGATTTGCTACAAGCAGGATATATTGAACCTGTAAAACAGACGAGAGCCAAAGCAAAAGAAGCTGATGCGGTAGATACAGAGGATTAAATAATGAAAGTTAGTGAACTGACAATAGAAATTGTAGCTAACTATATACGTGTGGAAGTAACCACTGCAAGTAAGCCTATTCTTGATATAGTGCTACCTGCTGCCGTTGAATATTGTGCTACATATACAGGCTTATCAAAAGAAGCCTTAGATGAGTATGATGATATGGCAATGGCAGTAATGGCATTATGTGGAGAGTTTTATGACAATCGAACATATACCGCAGTAGAAAATGCAATTATTAATCCTACCACGCAAGCTATATTGGATAAGTACTCTATGAATTTAATGGAGGGGTACCAATATGTACAGAAAGGGTAGGCTAAGCACACTTCTGCAGCATGAAGCAGAAATACATGCTAATAGAAAATCTGATGTAATGAACGAACTGGGACAATATCCAATAGTTGATACTGTTTTAGGTAACATGTTTTGTGGGGTAATTCCACAAACAGGTGGACTATTAAGCGGTAGAACAGCTGAAACCACATTAGCTAGAACCACACATAAGATTATTTGCAGATACAGAAATGATATTGAGCCAGATATGTGGCTTATCATTGAAGGTCAAAAGTATAATATCTTATATGTTATGGATCCGTATCTTAATAAAGAACGGTTAGAGATATTTACAGAGGTAGTAATCTAATGAGTGTTGATATTGAAACGGAAGGCCTAAGCGAGTTTACGCAAGAATTATTGGACTTAGCAAATAAAGACTTCCCAAAGGATACAAAAAACTTCTTGCAACGTGCTGGCAACAAGCTAAAAGCTAATGCCAGAAATAACTATAAAAGAGGTACTACGCAAGGCACAAAGAACCTTGTAAAAGGCCTTAAACGTGATAGAGCATATAAATATGGCAAGGATGAGTGGCAAGTGCGTGTTAAGAATACCGCACCTCATGCATGGCTTGTTGAACATGGACATGTAATGCTTGGCCATAAATCACAAGGAAAACCTAAGCTTATAGTTGGTAATACAGGGGAAGCATTTGTAAGGGGTAAAAATATTATGGGTAAAACGGCCAAGGCATTTCCGTCTGAATATCAATCTATGGCGGAAGAGTTCGTAGATAAAATGCTAGATGAAAAGGGGTTAGGTTGATAGTGGTTACAGCAGTAGACATTGTTAAAGCGCTAACAGTAAGATGCAGGGAGCTACTGGGATGTGATGTTAATGATAGGGATATATCAGAGGGATTTGATAGACCTTCATTTTTCATTGAAGTAGTAGATTTTAAAAATGAGGATATAGGGACTATTCTTAGAGGGGATACTTTAAACATCTACATTTATTATTTCAATGAGAAACGTGAAATAGGATACCTAAATTTATTAAAAGCACGTGAAAATTTGCGTGAAATGTTGGCCAATCCTATAGAAGTAGTTGAAGGATATAGCATTACAGCAGATGAAATAGTAGAAACTATTAATAAAGCGGATATGTCCTATATTACTAATTTTGATATTACAATTTATCAAAACAGACCAGAAGAAGAAAAACCATACATGGAAGAGTTGGCAGTCAATGGACAATTACAAAAGTCCACAGAAAATATATAGCATCCACAATTGTGGGTGCTTTTTTGTTAAGCAGAAAGAGGTAAAACATGGCAATTGGCTTACCAAACATTGACATTGTCTTTATTCAAAAGGCAGTGTCTGCAGTGCTTCGTTCTGAACGTGGCACAGCAGTGATCATTGTTAAAGATGATAAACAAACAACAGCAGGCTATGATGTTTTTAAGTTTGAAGCGGATATTACTGATAAAAAATATAATGTTGAAACTATTAAATTGTTAAAGCGCTGTTTCTATACAAATGTAAATAAAGTAGTGGTATTACATGTACCAACAAAAACAACTGCATTTACAGATGTAAAACCAATCTTAGATAGAATTAAATATAACTGGGCATGTACTCCTGTAGCAGAATGGCAAACAGATTTAGTATCTTACACTAAAAGCCGTAATGTCATTTCTAAAGGGCGCAAAGTTAAATGCGTAGTAGCAAATGTTACAGTTGCTGATGATAAGCATGTAGTAAATATGAAAGGTCAATATGTACATGAAGCTGATGCGGAAGCAGGCACAAATGTAAAAATGACAGATTATTTACCACGAATTACAGCAATTTTGGCTAATTTGCCGATGAATAGAAGCATTACATACTATGAACTAGAAGATTTGGATTATGTTGATAATTCCTACATTACAAGTGAAAAAGATGTAAATAAATGGACTGATGAAGGCTGGTTATTGCTTATCAATGATGATGAGGATAATGTAGTGCGTGTAGGCCGTGGGGTTAATACATTGACTACATTCACATCAACAGATACAGAGGACATGCGCAAGATTATTATTGTAGAAAGCATGGACCTAATTCTTGAGGATTTATATTCCACATTTAAGAAATACTATGTGGGCAAATATAAAAACCACTTGGACAACCAATATCTATTTATTTCTTCTGTGAACTCCTATTTCAAATCTTTAACGAAAGTAGTTAATGGCGAAGTATTAGATCCAGAGTATGATAATCATGCTTATGTTGATGTTGAAAATCAACGTCAAGCTTGGCTATCTGTAGGTAAAACAGAAGCAGAGGACTGGGATGAAGATAAGGTTAAAAAGATGTCTTTCAAATCTACAGTATACCTTGCTGCTAAAATTAAAATTCTTGATGCAATGGAAGATTTATCCTTCCAAATCACAATGGAATAGGGGGTAAATTATGGCCAATAAAGAAATTCATAATCAAATTTTGCGCGGTCAGTTTGGTAAAGTATGGATTGACGGTGAACTATTTGCTAATGTTAAAAGCTTTGAAGCTAAGATTTCTCTTAAATATGAAGCTGTAGACATTAACGGAGAAATGGGAGTTCATCAACGCTTAGTAGGTTTTGAAGGTGCTGGCACGCTAGTACTTCACAAAATTGATAGCCGTGTTGCACAAAAAATTGCAGGCAAAATTAAAAATGGCAGCGTTCCAGACATTAAGATTGTGTCTAAAGTAACTGATCCAGATGTAAACGGTGCTGAACGTATCGAATTAACAGGGGTTACATTAGATGAATTGACACATGCATTTGAAAATAAAAAAGTGCAAGAGGAAAGTTATCCATTCAAATTTGCTGATTATAACTACCTAGACTATATTCTTTAATTTTAATAAGGCGGTGCGAGTGTACCGCCTTTTATTTTTTCATTAGGAGGATAATATAATGGCTAAAGTACAACTAGAAGATTTGCTAAATAGAACCATGAACGAGGGTTTTCAATCCAAAGATGTATATGTTAAGGGATTAGGTGGGGAACTAACTGTAATTCATCAACCACTACCGACTGTATTACGCATTATGGATGAAATCAAAGCAGATGCATCTTTATCTGTGGTAATGGATGCAATGGCCCAACTCATCTATGCATGTGTTCCATTATTTAAAAATAAAGAACTACAAGCTAAATATGAGTGTGCAGAGCCTACAGATGTAGTATACAAAGTATTAAATGATAGTGTTGAAGATATTACTGCATTGGGCGAAGCTATTTTAGAAATGTATGGCATTGCAAATCCAGTTGACGAAGTAAAAAAGCAATAGGAGCGGACAGGGAACTAACTATGTTCCGCTACTATATGCGTAAGGGGCATACATTATCCTCACTACTTGAACTAGATCCATTGGAAAGAACATTCTATTTAGCATGTTTTGAAATGGATATGGAAGATATAGAAAGGAGCAATAATGGCTAAAAGCATTAATGTCTTGCTTAGCTTGAAAGATAAATTTACAGCTCCAATGAAAAAAGTAGGAGATACTTCAAAGGATACTGAAAGAAAAATTTCTGCTATGAAGAACAAGCTAACTGGGTTTGGTAATGGCATTAATAATAAATTCTTAGGCATAGCAGGAAGTATTGGCAAAATGGGCCTTGCAATGTCTGGACTAGGTGCATTTGCAAGTGTAGGCGCTATTGTTGAATATGGGAAGAAAGCACTAGAAACTGCAAAAAGTGCAGAGTTATCACAAACATTATTGCGTAATAGCTTGGCTAATAACAATTCCTTGTATGATAAATCTGCTGCTTCCTTAGATGCAGCACAAAAGCAGTTAAATGATTATGCTGCTAAATGGGGAAAAGTAGGGGTAATCTCTGCTGGCACTATTCGTGCAGGCTATCAAGAATTGAATAAATGGAATGTTCCTGTAGATAAGGTAGATGGATTATCAGAAGCCTTAACTAACCTTGTAGCTGGTAAATTTGGTATTAATGCAACCGCAGAAGATGCACAGATAGCTTCACAAGCAATTGGCCGTGCATTTAATGGTGATATTGCAGGCTTGAATAAGATGAAAATACCACTTACGGAAGCACAAAAAGAGATCATTAAGAATGGTACAGAAGCAGAAAGATTGGCAACAATCAATGAAATTGTTAATGGAACATTCTCCAAACAAAATGAAATCTTGGCAAATACTCCAGACGGACAATTAAAAAGAATGAAAAATCAACAGGCTGCACTTATGGCTACCATTGGTAAGGGGTTATTACCAATGCAAAAAGCATTTATTGACATGGTAAGTACAATCATGCCAATAGTGGCACCTGTAATACAAGATATATTTAATACATTTAGTGGTGCATTTACTTGGATTGCTCAAGTGATTACAGAAAACAAAGAAACAATTAAGAGTAACCTAACAGAAGCAATGAATGTTGTAAAAGGGGTATTAGCTACAGTAGGGAGCATAATTAAATGGTGTACAGAAAACTTAGGGTTTATGTTGCCAGTAATTAAGGCTTTAGCAGTAGGCTTTATTGCGTTTAATGTAATTGCTAAGGTAATTCCAATAATTAGTGCGCTAGTAACTGCATTTTCAACTGTTATTAAAGTAGTTAGAATTTTAAATATGCTTATGCTTGCAAATCCAATGTTATTTGCTTTATATGCAGTAATAGCAGTTATTGCATTGCTAATTTATAACTGGGAAACAGTTAAAGAAGTGGCATTAGCTGTATGGGATGCAATTTCAAGCTTTGCTACAGAAATGTGGGATAACATTGTAAATGGATGCATGGCATTTGTGAATTATGTAGTTCAGTTAGTAACATCTTTGTACAATAGCTTTATGCAAATCATGGCGCCAATATTGGACGGAGTACAACAAATATTCAATGGGATTATTACATTCTTAACAGGTGTATTCACAGGAAACTGGGATATGGCATTTAGTGGATTGGTACAAATCTTCACAGGATATTTTAGTGTAATCAAGTCTGTGGCAGAAGGGGTGCTTGGCTGGGTACAAGATAAGCTTCAATGGGCAGGCGAGAAAATAGATGCCATTAAAGAAGGTGGAGCATGGCTATATAACAATACTGTAGGCCGAGTTACAGCAGGAAATAATGCAACTGGCACAGAGTATTGGAAAGGTGGCGCAACATACGTTAATGAAAATCAACGTGGCGAGATTATAAATTTACCTAATGGCTCACAGGTAATACCACATGATGAAAGTATGCGCCAATTAGCTAATAACAGAGGAAATGTTACTGTTAATGTAACAGTGCAAGGGAATGTGATTGGCAATGAAGAGTTTATGGATGCATGCGGTAATCACATAAGCAATAAAATAATGTTAGCAATGGGCAATATGTAGGAGGTGTGAAATGGGTTTTCAAGATAATGCTAAGCAAGTAATGACACAACGATTACATGCAAAGCAAGCAGAATTACAAAAACTTGCAGTAACACGTGCTACAAGATTTGCTGATAAAATATCACATGGTTTAGTAGGTAAAATCTTAGATTACGCTGAACGAAAACCAACAACAGATATTGTATTTCATTCTGAATTAACAGATGAATATATTACATTGCCAGTGGTTCCAAATCCATTACCAACAATAAATGAGCCACAAACAAATGAAACATTTGCAGGATTAAGAGGAGATATTAAGTTAATTGGGCCATTAGGATTAAGGACACTTACACTTGATAATATCCTTTTACCTGTGAATAAAGACTACTCATTTATTCGTGGTAATGGAACAGACGGATTACAAGTACTGCAATTCTTCCAAGCGCAAAGACAGATGAAGGCCGTGATGCGGATATGTATTATCCAATCAGACGGAAATGAACTGTTAAATATGCCATGTGTAGTGAATGATCTATCATATTCTTATGACAAAGTAGGAGATATTAAAGCTACTATAGGAATTGAAGAATATGTATACACTAACACATCTACTACTACTCAATCTGCAACAGGCGGAGAGAATAAGTCAACAGAAACAAAGGCCACTGATAGTAAGGCGGTTAAGAAATGAAGCTACAATATACCAATACTACAAAAGGAAAAGACGGTAAAGAAGTAACAGAAACACGTGAAATTACTGCCTATACAAATAACTATCAACGGTCAGACGGAATTGACACGCTAGGGCAAGAATTTACATTTGATTTAGTTGACAATCCATTTGATTTCAATATGATGAACCAAAGACTAGCAATTGGTGGGAAAATTGAATTTTCAAATCAAGTTAGTAACAATAATAAAAGTGCTACTATGACACTTAATGAAGAACCAAAGGAAGAAATTGTATTCCAAGGCATCATAGTGACAGAGAAACAAAGTGGAACAAATAAATACACATATACATGCTTTGATTATTGCTTCTATCTGAATAAATCAGAAATAGAAATTCAGTTCAATGGGGTTAGTGGACTAGATGCAATTAAAGCGGTATGCAGTGAGAATAATGTCCCATTAGGAAATGTAGCTGATATAAAGACGAAGATAAAGAAAATATATCAAGGTCAACCTGTATCAGATGTAATAAAGGACATTATTAAGCAAGCAACAGAAGAAACAGGTTACAAATACAGATTGGAATATAGAGAGGGGAAAGTCCACGTAGAAGATTATAAGGAATTGGTATTGGATAAGGTTATTACTCAACCAATAAATAACTATTCACGTGATCTATCTATGGAGGACATGAGAAATTCAGTTCTAGTTATTTCAAGCAAAGAAAAAAGTAAGTCTGTTAAATCGACTATTCAAGATGATGAAAGTATTAAGAAGTATGGCTTGATTAAGAAAATTGTTAAAGTTGATGATAAAAAATCAGCGCAAACAGCACAAATTGCCAAGAAAACAATTCAAGAAAGCAATAAGATTAAGGAAAACTTAAACTTAACGCTTTTAGGTGATGATGCGGTGCGCAGTGGTAGGATTATTATTATTGATGATTACACAGTTGATATTCATGATAAATTCTTAGTAACTAACTGCAAACATAATTATGGGGTTAATCACACAATGACATTAGATTTAAAAAGGGTGCAAGCAGAACTTGATACAAGCAGTTATACACAAGCAACAACTACAGTAGCCAGCAGTAATAGCGTAGGTGGGGCAGATGCTAAGCAAGTGGATGCTGGCATGCAAGCTATGAATGGTTATGAAAGTGTGTATAGAGATAATGGATGTGTAGATGTAGTAGTAAATACAGGCTCATACTACAATCCATTTTTAAAACAACAAGCAGATATTGGTGTAGCCAATGTTGATACACTTGTAGGAAATGCACAAAATGCAGGGTATAAAGTTGAAGCCTTTAATGGATATGCTAATAAAGGGGATATTTTAGTATATGGCAACAATGATCATGTAGTTATTTCAGACGGTGCAGGGGGTGCATTTGGGAATAGTAGCAGTGCAGGCCATGCAATGTTTTATTCAGATGCAAATTATGCTTGGCATAATAACGAAGCACCTACTAAAGTAATAAGAATGTCTTAGGAGGTGAAATAATGGAAGAGTGGCACGGTCAAATTGCTGCCGCTTTGAAAGAACGCAACAACCCAGTGAGGATTGGGGCAGTTCTTGGCGAAGTAGTAAGTACATCACCTTGGAAAGTAGCAATCAAAGACGGTAAATTTATGATTGATGCTTCAAATGGGTATGTCTGTTTTCAATTAATTCACCATATTACAACATACTCTTATAGGCATAGTGGGAAAATAACACATCAAGGATGCCCTGCAGGACCAAAAACTGATTATGAAGCACAAGGGGAAGGAAAAATAGTATTGAATGAACTATGGAAAACAGGGGATAAAGTGCTAGTCATACCAGATGAAAATGAACAGCACTTTTTCATTGTTGATATAGTCAAGGAAGGTGTATGATGTTTCCCACAGACTATGAATTTACAAATTCAATTCAATCAACAGCAACCGCCACTAATGCGCAGAAGAAAGTAGGAAGGTCATTTAAGTTTGACTATAAGACACACCGCTTTGTATTTGAGGACGGTAAGAATGTTGAGGATACACAAATAGAAGCTATAAAGCAATGGATTGAGTTATTCATAAGAACAGAGATGAAAAAATACTTAATTTATAGTGATAGCTTCGGATTAGACTTAACTAAACTATTAGGATACCGATTGCCAAGGGCATATAAAGTATCTGAAATTAAAAGAAGAATTACAGAGGGCATCATGAATAAAGTACCTTGCGTGGTAGTTGTCAAAGATTGGCAATTCAATGCAGGTATTTTTTATTTTACAGTGGTGACAAATACAGGTGAGGAGGTGAAGATAGAACATGAGTTCCAATTATAGTGTAGATACAATACACAATACTATGCTTAGTAACATAGATGATACCTACCAAAAGACAGAGGGGTTCCCTACATATGACATTACAAGGGGTGAAGCCTTTGCATTGCTTGAATTATGGAAGAAAGCAGAGGAGATTGAGAGAAAACAGAATGTAGACAATTTAACTGGGGATGAACTTACTAGGGTAGTATTCCAACGAAAAGGAACACAACGAAAAGTAGCCACCAAATCGGTGTGTAATTTACGAATTGTTGACGGAAACGGAACAATTCATGAAGGGGATCTCTTTGAAAGCGAAAGCGGCATTCAATATGCAAGTCTAGAAAATAAGGATGTAGTAAATAACTCAATTATCAAAATACGATGCACTAAGGCTGGTGCAGTAGGAAATGTACCTAAAGGAAGCATCACACAAATGCCAATTACCTTGGCTGGCATTAACGCAGTAATAAATGATGATGCGGCTAAAGGCGGTGAAGATGAAGAAGCAGATGATGATTTGCGTGAAAGATACTATGAGGAACTTCGTGAGCCAGCTACGAGTGGCAATGATTACCACTATAAGCAATGGGCCAAAGAAGTCGAAGGTGTAGGCGAAGCTAATGTAATAGGCTTATGGAATGGCAACAATACTGTTAAAGTTATCATAATTAACTCTGACAGGAAGGCTGCTAGTACTGATTTAGTTAAAAGGGTACAAGATTACATAGACCCAGAAAGCAAAGGTATTGGTGATGGACAAGCACCTATAGGGGCACATTGTACTGTTGTTAGTGCTTCAGAAGTGCCAATCAATATTGATGCTAGAGGTGTACAACACACTACAACGGCTACTAAATCCACTATTACAAATGACATTACTGAAGCGGTAACCGCTTACCTAAAGAAGATAGCCTTTAAACAAAACTATGTATCAGTTGCACAGATTAGTAACATCATCATTGATAATGCTGGTGTTACTGATTATGAAAGTGTAACTGTAAATGGGCAGACAACTAAAATCAATCTAACAAATGAACAAGTTGCCGTATTAGGTACAGTTAGTGTGGCTTTAAATGACTAATACAGATTTCAAAGAGTATGCATTAAAAGCCATTAATAAGATGTATCGTAATGATCCATGGGTTCGTGAACTATATCAAGCAGCTGGGTTACAACTGCAAGATATAGATGAACTACTAGATGTATTGCTAGATAATGGCTTCTTTGATGCGGTAGGTGAACGAGGGTTAAAAGTTTACGAAAAAGATTTAGGTATCAAAGGTGATGGCTCAATTGAACAACGCAGAGCCATTGTGCAAATGCTATGGAACAACAATGGCAAGTGTACACTAGATAGAATTAGGGCAATCGTTAAAACATTCGTTCTTGATGATGTAGATGTTCAGTTTGAAGATGGAGTATTAAAGCTAGAGTTTAATAACTCATCCTTTGTGTACGCTATACCGCAAATAAGAAGCAACTTAACTGTGGTTAAACCATCACATATTGGGTTAAGTATTAATGATGTGCATAGCGTTGATACTGAACTTTATGCTGGCGGTATTGTTACAACATTTGAAACAACTACAATCAATCCTATGGTAGGTTTCAATTCTGCGTTAGATGATGCATCTATAGTGGCTGGTGTATACATTACTAAGGCTAATGTAATTAATCATATTAATTGTTAAGGGGGTATATAATGCCTAGTCAATATCCACAGAATGTGGTAACTAAAAATGGTTTGGCAATGATTGCTGAAAGTGTTGCTACACGTAAGAATTTAATATTTACACGTGTAGTAGTAGGTGATGGAGATGCTACAGGTCGTAATTTTAATGATATGACTTCTGTAATTTCTCCTAAGATGGAACTGCCAGTAACAAGCGGTGTAAATGAGGGTAACGGCCAATATTTAATTACTGCTACGTTATCAAACAATACTTTAAATGTAGGCTTCTTCCCTCGTGAAGTTGGTCTATATGCAAAAGTTGATGGCAAAACAGAAATGTTATATAGCTATACAAATGGTGGGAACAATGTAGGGTATGTTCCAGACAAGACAACACCAATTGATAGTGAAATTTATAAAATCAGAACAGTAATTGGTAATGCTAAAAACATTACAATTAATATGTCAGATAGTACATTTGTTACTAAAGGCGAACTGGATAGATATGTTTCAATTACATCTGGTGGCTATTTCAAAGATGTAAATAAAACTAATGCTGGCATGTCATTCATTAAAGGTGATAATACATCTAAAATAATTGAATTTATCACATCTAATTATAATGATAGTGATACTAATAAAGTGCTTAATTTATCAACGCTAAAAAGTCTATTAGGACAAGGTGCTATTGTAGCATCTAAACTTAATGCTAATGCAGGATATGTTAAATTTGCAAACGGATTTACTATCCAGTGGGGGTTTGGTGGACAAGATAATGTTGTAAAATCGGAAGTCATATTCCCTATTAGATTTACTACGATGTTTATGGCTAATGCTATTGATGCATACTGGTCTGGTTCTGATACACCTAGATACTTTGCAAATTCTGCTGGTGAAAGCAACAATACAAAAGCAGTATTTGTAGCAAGCGATAGATATGCGGCATCGTATTACTGGTTTGCATTAGGCATGGCATAATAGAAGGAGAAAACACATGAACCAATATGTATTTGTATTAAACGAAATGGGCGAACGAATTACATCCTTTGTTGATAATATGATTAGTAAAGATGAATTGCTAGATCATGCTAAAAAAGAATGGCCAGATGCAGCGGATTATATTTACTCTGCAGACGGCGATAGTATGCTAGATGAATTTATGAAAGGCAAGCTTTATGTAAATGGTGAGTTTGTAACACCACAACCAAAAGAACCAACTAAGGCTGAACAAATTGCAGAAATTAAAAATTACTATGATAAACGATTTGAAACGCTTGAGCAAATGGTATTAAGACGCCGATTAATTAACGGCGATATTACCGACTTGCAAGAACAATTCAAGAAGTTAAATCAAGAAATGGTATTAAAGATTAAGGCGGTGAAATAATGGAAACGTTCGAAATTAAAAGTGATGTTCCTGTTATGAAGTTTTGCGAATTTTGTTACGCAACGTTAAATGAAAATGGCACTTGCCCTACAGAGGGTTGTATTCATAATGATCTAATGGATTTAGAAAAGGATGATGCGGATGTTACCAGTCCAACACAACTTTAATGTCATTAAAGGAGAAGCAATCACTCTAAATGTTGGATATACAAATGCAGTAGATAGTGAAAGTCTATTCGCATGTGTTAGAAAATATCCAACTGATGAGGAGTACAAGGCAAAGTTTGATGTAGCAGTATCACAAGAGGGGTTAGAAGGTGATGAGTTAAGTAAAATCATCTTATCATTGGATACCAACACATTGGACTATGGCAAGTACTATTGGGATTTATTCCTATGGAGTGGAGAAAAGCCTATTAAATGTCTGATAAAAGGTGAAATAACAATAGCTGAAGGCATCAGCAATAGGGGGAAATAATATGAGTGATGAAAATATTCATATAAAGTCTAATGATGATGATAAAATCGTTGTCAAAGATAATACCCAAATTATTAAATTGCAAGGGCCGAAGGGTGAACCAGGAGAGCAAGGTCCTCCTGGCCCTCCAGGGCCAAAGGGCGAACCTGGTAAGAATGGTATTGACGGACTAAACGGCGAACAAGGGGTACAGGGTATTCAAGGCCCTCCTGGTAAAGACGGAAAACCTTTTACTTATGATATGTTCACACAGGAGCAATTGGAGAATTTAAAAGGACCTAGAGGTGAACAAGGCCCACCAGGACCGCCTGGCACTGGTGCTAATGTAGATTTATCAGCCTATACAACTAAACAAGATGCGGATAATCTGTATCTAAAAAAAGTAGATATAAGAAACTACCTTACCATGCTAGGAGACCCTAAGCATGCACTTAAAGAAGAGTTAAATAACTATTTGTCTAAAACAGATGCCAACAATAATTATGCTCAAAAAGGCTGGGCGACTCAAACATTTGCATATAAGAATGATTTAGGTACTTTTATTAAGAAAAATGAGATTGCTCAATATGCATTAACACCTGGCGATGCTTCTAGTCGTTACGTTAATAAATTAGAGGGTCAGTCGTTCGCTCAAAAATCTGAATTAAGTGACTATGTAAAGAAAACAGAAATTAATCAGTATGCATCAAGTACACAAGGACCACCTGGGCCTAAAGGCGAGCCGTTTAAATATTCTGACTTCACGCAAGACCAACTTAATGCACTTAAAGGGCCAAAGGGTGATAAAGGTGAGCCGTTTAGATATTCTGATTTTACGGCGGAACAATTACTGGCTTTAAGAGGACCTAAAGGAGAACCTGGAAGCGGTGGTGGACAAGTAACTTCACAACCAATCCAAATATATGAAGTAGTTTGGGACAATGCTATAGCTAGTAATCCTGGAGCTGATAGAGGTTACTTAGCATTTGACCCATTAACAGGTTGGGGATATTTACATTTTGATTTTAAATTAAAAACCCCTTCAGGCAATGGCAATATGGTCGCATCGCTCCCACCGAATGCACCAGTTGCAGTAAGACTAATTGAAAGAAGCGTTGATGCAAATAACAATAGCATTTATGTTGAACGAAATAGTCGCATAATTAAGGGTTGGGGTGTACCGGCGAACACTCGGTATATTATTGATATTATCGGTTATTGGAGAAAGGTGTAATAGATGTGGACATGGCAATTTGAGTTGAATGACATATTAACAACACTCACAATAGTGGGTGTTGTTGCAGGTGCAGGATATAGATTGTTAATTATTCCGTTGTTACAACAATTAGATTCACAACGGATGCAAGATAATCTTATTTTTCAAGAAAAATGGGGTGTATTAACTGATACACTAAAAGATTTGAAAGATGAAATTAAATTATCACGTGCAGAACGGATTAAGGCAGAAAGCAAGCAAGTATTATTATCAGCAAAAGTTGAAGCCTTAGAAGTACGTGTTGATGATATAAAGGAAGAACTTCATGAACATACCGCCAAAGCTCATTAATTCAATAAAAAAATCATACAATTCCATAAAGATAGCCAATATTCATCCAACAGGGATGTGGGCAACAAGGGCGCTAGTATTAACAATGCTAGTGCCTATTTTATTGGTAGTAGCAGAGTATGTAATGGTATTTATTCAAGGGCATGTTTCAGATGATATGAATAAATTAATTAATGTAGGGATTAATATCATAGATCATATATTCATTCCTTCTGTTCTAACTGCACTTGTAGGCTTCCTTGCGTTATGGATTGATAAAGACGGAAACGGAATACCAGACAAATTAGAGGAACAACCCAAAATACCACCATTACCAAATATTACAGAAAGGAGTGATAAGAAGTGAGAAAAGGGTTTGATATTTCAGCGTGGCAAGAAGATTATAACGGTAATCCTTACTTCAACCTTGAACGAATGGAGCAAGCTAAAGCAGAGGGCAATGACTTTGTAATTATTAAGTTAGGTGAAGCATATAATGTAGATGAATATTTTGAAGAACACATTACTGCAGCATTAGAAGCAGGCCTAGATGTAGGGGTATATTATTTTAGCCATGCGTACACAGAAGCAACAGCCGTACAAGAAGCAGAATGGGTAATCAATACATTAAATGCATATGGATATACTGAGTGGCATCTACAAGCTGGTATTTGGTATGACTATGAAGAACACACTCAATTACGTGCATATATTAATGCTGGCGCACTTACATCTCAAGATATGACTAATTGCATGAGTAGATTTGTAAATAGATTATGGCAAGCAGGATTTAATAATGTAGGCATCTATAGTGGATATTCCTTATTGTGGGATGAAACATATGCATATAGTCAGATGCCAAGCGTTCCTGTATGGTGCGCACAATATGACGAAACAGAATGTGATTATCCAGATGTTAAGATTTGGCAATACAGTGACAGTGGATATGTAGCAGGCGCAGAAGTAGATGTTAATTATATGTATTAGGGGGTAAATATGTATGAGAAAGTCAAAACTACAATTAATGGTATTAACTATCGTTATGCTGTTATCGGTATTATTGTGTTCATCTCTATCTTTTGCATCTGGTACATCTTCCATGAACCAACAGGAAGCAATGATAACAATACCCTTAACACAGTGGAACGAATTGAAAAGCAACAACGAGAAAGCATTGAACTTAATCGAAGCATCCAGCGTTCCATTGACAGAAGCACAGAACTTAGTCATGAAGCAAAAGAACGAGTTGACCGAAGCACACAATACAATCAACAAATTGGAGAACGAATTGATGCAAGCCAAGCTTCAATCAATGAAGCAAGAAATTACCTTAAACGAAACACAGAACTCTTTGACCGAATTGAAAGGGCAAATAGAGAACGACAAGAAAACCATTAAACGCTTGCGGATGCAACGAAATGTATCACAAATTTTAAGCGGTGGTGCAATTATAGGGGTAGCGTTCAAACATTAAGGAAGTGATCCAATATATCTCCATAGCGTGTAATGGTGGATACACGCAACTATAAATAAAAGAGCCTACTAACATAGAATAAATCTATGCTGTAGGCTCTTTTTTTGTTTGCCCCTATTTTGCCCCTTTTATAATAGGGGGTGTATAAAAAGCATGATAAAAACAGTGATTGTAGTGTCTTAACCCTCAATCCGCACCATTTCTACTTACTGATTAACAGATTGTAACGAATTGTAACAAACTGTAACGGATGAAGTAGTTACAAGGATATTTGAAAGATGAAGAGTAACAAATTGTAACGCATTGTAACAACAATTTGCCCCTTTATTGCCCCTTTTAAAAACAAATATTTGCCCCTTTTATATGAGGAGTGAAAAAAGCCACTGCACATGATGCGGTGGCTCATTTTTTATTTATTTGAAAGTACCTTACCCATATTTGTAATTGCTGCATTTACTTCCTGCTTCATTTCATCTGTTACATGTGTGTAAATAGCAAGTGTAGTACGTGGCTCATTATGGCCTACACGCTCCATAATAGCTTTTAAAGGAACATTAGCCTCTGCAAGAATAGATATATGGGTATGTCTAAATGTATGTGTACTTACTGGTTTATGAAAACCAAGTTTTTTAATAGTCCTATTTACATAGTGTAGATCATATGGCAAGCCACCGTCTGTTACAAATATATATCCTAGGTCAATAAACTTTGACTTCCATAAGCGCCTTGCTTGATTAGCAGTAATAAAATGATTAATGATTTGTACTGCCCTAGCATCTAGCTTTACTTTACGGATAGAATGAACATTCTTTGGGGGTAAACGCATAGATGCATCTGCAAAGCTACCACGATTAGACAAAGTAGCGTTTATATCTATTTCAGAATTTGCAACATCATAGTCTTGAGTGCGAAGGGCAACCATTTCACCAAACCTAAGACCAGTTAAAGATTGAAATTCACATAAGAGGGACACATGATGATTAATTTTATCTAATTGTGTAAGCAAATCTTTTAGTTCGTCTTTAGTTAGGAATTTAGAACGCTGCTTTTTAACATGATCTACATTAGCCACAGGCTTTTGTAGTTCAATATTATCTAAGAATGAAATATCACGAATATACTCCATGCGCCTTGCATACTTCAATGATTGCCTAATAAGACTAAGAGCAAGCTTAGTATAGTTATATGAATATTGGCAAGCGAATTTATCAAAGGTACTTTGAATAATGTAAGGGGATAACTTAGATAATAATATATCAGTAGGGAACCATTTAATTACTTGCTTATGTAAATTATCCATACTATATTGAGTAGATGATTTTCTAAATGCACGCTTTGACTCTAAATATTCAGACATAACATCATTCAATGTCATATCCTTGGCAATGTCTGTATTAGTGGCCAAGTCAATTTTCTTTTGTAATTCAGACTGTGCAAGCTTGTATGCTTGTCTACTATTAGAAGCATATGTTACAGATACTCTTTTTGTTTTACCACTATATACATCAGTATAGCGTTCTTGAAATTTATATTTAGTAATACCAGCTTTAGTAGTTATAGTTTCAACCCACATAAAAACCTCCAAGGCTAAAATAGTATAGTAAAGAAGCCTAAGAGGTATGGTATAATAAAGAAAGCTAAAGTGGTATACCTCTTAGGTGTATCATAACCCCTTACTCTGTTAGTGCAGGGTAGGGGGTATTTTTTATATAAAAGATAACAAAAAAAGCGCTCCAATTAAGGAACGCTTTTCTTTTTTATCCCAAAGGATAATATAAAGTTAGTTTTGGGATTCATAGCCCAATTTGTACTTTAATTATACGTTCACTACTATTGGTTGTCAATATATTCCTTGCCTAAAATGATATGGGACATTAAGGCATAATGAATACTTATTAAATCGGCTGGATGTATTTTTATATCATATAAAGCATGAGATTTTTTAACAGGGAATATTATTCTTGATTTGCTAATAGTCTTGATCTGATTTAATTCTACAATAGTGCCTTTAGCCATTTTTTCTGCAAAGTCCATAACATCTTTATTGCTAGAGTAGATTTCTTTTACACCAGCATCAACAAGTGCTGAATAACGCTTGGCATACTCATCCTTACTTAGTGATGAAGAATTTTTTGCAAATGCAATAACCTTATCACGAAGCTGCACATATTTATCACCATAAAGATTGAAATCAGAAAGGACTTTATCAATCAATAAATTTTTGATAGGGTACGAAATTTCATGTTCCCATTCTTTAAGAGTATTATGTTTTTCTTTTTTTGAGGTTAAAGGGACAACAGTAAGTAAATCATTTTTCTTTCTATCCTTAGTATTTAAGACAATGGCATAATGCGGATAACTAAATTCGTGTCTGATGCCACATCCAAAATCAACAAATATAATTTGTCCCTGTTCGTATTTGGGAAGATAGGTTGGACTAAATTTAGACTCATTAGATTTATAAGATATATATGTATACATCCAGCTTTTAAACCGTTCAAAATTCTTAGCATTAGTACTAGCTAAATGCTTTGCATATAAAACATATTTTTGTATTAATGGAATCAACTTTTTCACTTATATCCCCTTAGCATCATAATATATGGTGATAGAAATCTATTTCTTCAAGTAATTCATCTGTAAGTTCTTTACGTCTTACCATATGTTCAATTAAATTAACATGATGATCAATATGAAAATCATCATTAATGATATGCAGCAATTCATGAGCAACTTCTTTTCTCATATCTTCAATAGACATATTCTTACGGATATAAATATTGTGAACACCTTCATCTTCCCCAGTAGATGAAATAGCTTTCACATTAGGAATATCACATTCAATAATATTAATAATCACACTAACAACCCCTAATAGTATTATTTATTATGTTTTAATTTTAAAAGTTCAATATATTCTACAGCTTTTTCCATATCCTCCTTAGAAATACCACGTGATGCGGAGAATAACATACGCATTTCTGGACGAGTGCGAAGCATTTCCGCATATTCTGCAGTTTCTGCATCTAAATAATAATCTTCTGTTTGAGTAGAGTGAGAAGTTGTAGATGCTTTATGCGACTCTTGCCAGCCCATTAGATATGCAGGGGTAGTATTTAATGCTTTGGACAAAGGTTCAAGAACATCAATTGGCATATTTTCAATATCACCATTTTCATATCTATATATAGTAGCTCTATTTTTATTTAACAATTTAGCTAGTGCATCTGCAGTATAACCTAGTTCTAATCTACGTTGTTTAATACGTTCTCCAATTCTCATGTGATAACCTCACTTTCTCCTTTGTTTACATAATACAATACAATTCGCAAAAATGCAACAAATATTTTTAAACAATCTATAAAATCGCACAAAATGCGAAAAATGTTGTTGACATGCATTTTTTTATGGGGTAATATCTAGATAAAGGAAGTCGCATATAAGCGACAAATAAGAAAAGGGGGAATAGATATGGTGAATATCAGAAAGCTGAAAGCTAAATTAGTGGAAAAAGATATTTCCATTATTGAGTTAGCAAATGTACTTGGGATTGATAAATCTACAGTATATAGAAAGCTCAATAAGTCTGGGGAAAACTTCACAGTAAAAGATGTTGAAAAAATTTCTAAGGCGCTATCTTTAACTTATGATGATATTAATGATATTTTTTTTACTAATATAGTCGCATAGCATGCGACTATATTATAGATTATCTGAGGTGAAATCAAATGAAAGAAATCAAAATTGCAGGAAAGTTAGAGTGTAATTTCAATACTCAATTACAGCGACATATGGACAATGTGGAAAGCAAGTTAAATGATCTAGTAGATGCAATTAAGCTAGCAAGAAATGATGGATATAACTTAACTGTAGATATTGGCAAGTTAGAAAAGGAAGCACTGTTAAATATGGATACAAATAAAACAAAAGAATACACAGTAAAAATAAAAGTAGATACATCTGAATTAGATTGTGCGATTAAAAAGCTAAAAAAGTTTAACAAGCTAGTAAAAAAAAGTAAATTGCCACGTGTAACGATTAGCACACATGGCAATTTAGATGAAAAGGAAATTATTAATCTTCTAGACAAGTACCAATGGAAATAGCAATTACTGATGATGTATCTAAAAGTAATGAACCAAGTTCTTGGACTGATTTAGATGAGATTAATTTAACATCCTTTAGTAGCAATGAATTCTCATCAAATAATAGATGTCTTTCAGAATTTGGAACATAATTTTCATTTAACGCTTTTTCTGCACTTTTTAAGCATTGATAGAGTAGCTTGGATTGAATATCAGACTCATCACTATAAACAGGAAGAGCAGACAACAAACCAGCATTAGTAAGCAATATAAGTCGATTGCTATTTAATTCATTAGCTTCTAAAGAAACAGCAAATGCAATTATCTTTTTATGCATATCCATAATATCACCTCCTTTCAAGGTGATTATATCAATTATAAAAATAAGATGAAATAGAAAGGTGTATGTAGTAATGGAAAGTGTTCAACCAAAATACGTGCCTATTAGCACATTAGCTAAGATATGGGGACGGAGCAAAATGTATATCTATAGAAGAATAGATATGATCCGTAATGAAGGTAGATTTAATGAAATCTGTATGCAACTAGGACCACAACAAACGCTGGTACATGTAGAAAAGTTTGAAGCATGGATGAAAGGGCAGCACATGAAGTGGCTAAAGGGGGCATAGAAGATGAACATTATAAATCTAATTACCACCGTGCAATGGTGTTTGGGGATATTGGGGTTAGGACTATATGGAGGAATTGAGCAAGCAGAAGGCTGGCAAATATTAATCAATATGGTTTTAACACTAACAACTGGCATCACAATTTGGATGTTAGGCAGGGTTAAGGAGGTGATAAAACATGAAAGACAAAAGAGAAAAAGCACTAGATCTACTAAAAACATATTTAATGTTTGATGATGAAGAAATGCAAGTTTTAAGGGAACGAATTACATCAATCAGCGTAAGCAATAAAAGCACAAGTTTAGACTTTACTATTCTTGCTAATGGATGCGCTATTTTTGTTAAGCGAAAGACTGGGGAATATGTATTACGCATAACAGGTAAAGGCCCAATTAAAGAAAACAAAGTATATCTTGCATTAAGGGCAAGAGAAATACTGCTTGATGCAGTGATGAATAATGAGTAAACACTGCAGCATATGTGATGAGTGCAATAAAAAAAGCCATGCCTACATACACTGTAGACAGGCCAAAGGGATTATATGTATGGAACATTGCGATGCATGCCAATATTTAGAGATTGAACAAGGTGACATGCATTGCAATTATCCTAGGCAAAAAGAAAAGGCCACTAATTAAAGTGGCCTAATCAAGCACGTAATTACGTACCAAACCTAACGTAATTATATCACACATGGGCATAAAAGACTAGAGAAAAGCTTATTTAAAGGCTTTTCTTATTAACTAGATATAACATATTAACAAATCGACCATGGGGAGTAATTACGATGAGGAAGCGTAAAAAAACCATATCTAAAAATATGATAGAAGTACTTGATTATCACACATCAAGAACCTATAGAAAGAATGGCAAGCGTGTAAAAAAGAAAAGCATCACACCAGAAGCACAGAAAAAGCAAAATGAAAAACAAGCAGAAGCAATGCTACGTATGTTGATTGATAATAACTTCACTACAAATGATTGTTACATCACACTCACATATAAGGAACAACCAGCTACATGGGAAGATGTAAAGAAAGATATTCAGAATTTTATAAGAAGACTAAAACGCAGATATAAAAAACTGGGTAAAGAATTAAAGTACATCTACATTGCAGAGGGAAAAACAAGAATCCACTTTCACATGATCATCAACAATGCAGAACTATATTCAGATGAGTTGAATGAACTTTGGCCACATGGCATGCATAAGCTGATGTTGTATCAAGGTAGAGCCGAAGATGCAGTAAGATTAGCAAGCTACTTTGTAAAAGAAAAACGAAGTGCATGTTATTCAGATAAAGAAGATGCATTTAAGCGCCGGTGGAACAGTAGTAAGAATTTAGAAAAACCTAAAGTAAAAACAGAGATTTTAAAGCCGAGCGAATGGAGAGATTATATCCAACCGCCAAGAGGCTATTACGTAGAAACAGATAGTGTAGTTGAGTCTGTATCAGAAGAAGGATATCCTTATAGATTTTATAGACTGATAAGAATTGAGGAGGGGAAACATGGCACTACTAGGAATAGGCATTGTGATAGGGGCAATGCTAGGAGTAACAATAATGGCATTATGCGTAATTAGTAAAGAATGTGAAAAATGGGAGGATGAAGTAAATGATAAACGTAAATGAGGTATTTTTAAGTGGTAATGTAGTAGCGGATGCAGAGCTACGATATACAAAAACAGGAAAGCCAGTACTCACATTTAGAATGGCAACCAATAAATATGTGAATGAGCAACAGAGTACACAATATCACAACATTGTATGCTGGGTTGATGCGGAGCTTTACAGTGGGTTACGTAAAGGTGATTTTGTAGCAGTAAATGGCGAATTAAGAACTAGATCCTACGAAAAAGACGGAAGTAAAAGATACATCACAGAGATTGTAGTCAAAAATCTTACATATGGCCTTAAACAAAATGAAAGCGGAGCAAGTAATTTTGAAAATGGATTTGTAGATGATGATGAAAATATTCCATTCTAGGAGAGAATATGCGAAGAGGTAGACCAAGAAAAATATGTAGCCATTCATTTGGACCAGCAAAAAGCGGTGCATTATGGGTGAAAGCATCTTGCCCTAAGGGGAAAACATCAATAAAAGTATTCAAAGGTAAAACTGCAGGTACATTACATTGGCTAAAGAAAGAAGAATGTGAAGACTGTCCTGCATATGCTCCAACAAAGATTTATAGAACATAAAAATATATGCTGAATTGATGCGGCAAGCAAATAAAACAGGATAGGCGGTATATCCGCCTTTTCCTAAAAGCTGTATTGGTAAATCACCTACACAGGTAGAAATGAGGAGGCAACATGAGACCGCTCATATATAAAGGCCTTAGATTAGGAATAAATAAAACAGAATGGATAAGCAGTGATGAGATAAAACAAAGCTACTTACAAATAAGATTATTAGCAGTAGAAAATGATACATATGCATGGATACCGATTGAGGACGGAACACTATGCAGAGGAAGCGAAGCAAAAGACACGCTAGGAAAAAGAATATACGAAAAGGACCATATAGAGTTTGATTGCAAATCAATACAAGACACACCAATAGTAGGGGAAGTATATTACAGTGTTGATAAATATCAATGGAGATGCAAGGCAATTAACCAGCAGAACACAACACAACATGATGCGGTATTAGACTTTGATTTAGCATATCTATTGAATAATGGGAAAGTAAAAGTAATAGGTAATAGGTTAGAGGGATATGAGCATGAATGACAGATATAGAAATGTATGTAAAGCACATGATCATATTGTAAAGTGCCGAAGCAAAGAAGCAAAAAAAGTATTCATACCACAATGGGGTTGTTATGTGGTTACTCCATCAGAGGAACAAATAAAAGCAAGAATAAGAAAATGCATGTACAAGCTAAACAAAGTAAGCAAAGTATTAGACCAATGGGCGAGGAGTTATTATGAAAACACCATGCAGGGGTTGCCAATTCAGAGAGGTAGGGTGTCACAGTAAATGTGAAAGCTACATACAATGGAGAGCAAAGCTAGATGAATATAACGAGCAGAAGAATATACAGGGAGATGCCTATAAATATGTTGGGGGTAACGTAAGAACCATTAGGCACAGGATGAGAAAGCTAAAAGGGTATAGCTGCACTGTAAGAGATTAAGGAGTAAACATGCAAAGAAAATGTCATAGATGTGATAGGTTATTTACACCAGATAGCCATAGCACATGGTGTCCAGACTGTAGAGTAGGCAAACCAGTAGAGCCTAGAAAGACGAAGGAACAACTAGAGCAAGAACGTGAAGCAAGACTAGAGAAAGCATTTAAATACACAAGATACTGTGTGCAGTGCGGAAAGAAATTTCACACTAACAAACGAAATAAAGTACTCTGTGGGGATTGGGTGTGCGAAGATAAACAACGGAAAGGAAAATAAAGATGAGGATACTAAGCATTGGATTTGGGGATAAAAAGAAAATAAAGTATGAGAAAGTAAATAATGCTGGTATTACTGAAACATATCAACTGGTTACAGAAGATGACTTCAGACCAGAGATACTAGAAGCATATGTAAAAGCAAGAACATTGGTAATTGAAACATTTAAAGTGTTTAAGTTATTTGAAGAAGAGTGGCTGAAGATTAAATCAATTAGTTTTAAATGGCATAAGGAAATGCCTAAGGTTATTACAGAAGCAAAGTATGTGCTTATAATTACAAACAAGTATGGAGATGAATGTACAATTAGCACATCATGGCTAAGTGTAATAGATGAAGCGCTAGAAAAGCTTATTCCATTAGTAGAAGAAATAGAAATGTTTGTAAAAGGTGCAAGAGCGCAGGGGAAACTATGGGAAGAAGAATTGGAAGATGATGCGGTTGAGGGTGAAACATTTCACATTAATGATCTAGTACAAGAAGGGGAAGAGAATGATTAAAGACCAATTAATATATGTAGCGCATCCATTTGGCGGAAATAAAGCCAATAAGTATTCAATTGATACAATCATGGAAAACCTAGTAATGCTAGATAAAAACAATACATATCTATCACCTCTTCATAATTTCAGCATGTTGTACTTTGATAAACCGTATTCAAAAGGATTAAAAATATGCTTAGATATGCTAAATAGATGTGATGCATTAGTATTATGTGGTGACTGGGAAACATCTAAAGGATGTATTGGGGAATGGTCATTTGCAATAGCTAAAGGGATGCCAATATATACATGGAAAGAATGGATCGATAAATTAAAGGAACAGGGAGATAATAGCCGATGACAGGAAGGGAATATTTAAATCAGATACGTGAGACTGATTTGAATATTAGATGTAAGGAGAGAGAAATATTTAGAATAAGACAAGATATTATGAGTTTACAAGCCATTGATTATAGTAAGGATAAAGTGAGTGGAGGGCAACCAATTACTATTGCAGATAAAGTAGCGAATCTTGATGCGGTTACAGATGAGATTATGAAAGAATGGAGTACATACCTACAAGAGAGAGAACGAGCAAGGTTTATGATCAATCAAATTCGCAGCACAAAACAAAGGACGGTATTAGTTGATAGGTACATTAATGGATGTACATGGGAAAAGGTAGCAGAACTAATAGATTGTTCAAGGCAGAATGTTCATAACTTGCATAAAAGAGCAATTAAAAATTTTGAGGAAATTTATAAAAAGGTTGCTATTATTTGACACTCTATATATGAGATACTGTATGTGGGCATGAACGGGTTGAACACGTCAAGCCTCCTTAAAAAACTACATACCTAAAGAGGACTTCATCATATCAAGGTCGCATAACACGATATGATGCGGTCCTTTTTAGTTTATGGGAGGAATTATGAAGCACAAAAGAATTATATCGAAGAAAACAATTAATGAGATACGCTCTACACGATGTGAAATTTGCGGTCAAAGGACAAACATTGAACCGCATCATATTAATACACGTGGAAGTGGTGGCGGTGATATTAGAGAAAATCTAATCCAACTATGTACACAATGCCATATCAATACACATAGTGGACAACATCCAACAAAAGATGATTGCTTAAAAAAAGTAGCAGAGCGTGAAGGTGTTACATATGATGAAGTATATGCTATTAATAGGAAAGCCATGGGGTATGAGGTATAAAATTTAGTAGCCTAGAAAAAAGGGGTGGGTTTATAAAAAATGGCAAAGGAGTATTCTAAAAACTTCTATAATTCATATAGATGGAGAAGATGCGCAAAAGCATATGCAGAATCAAAATTATATATATGTGAAAGATGCCATGGGTTAAAAAGCGTAAACAAGGTTGACGGAACTAGACAACGTTGGGTAGTGCATCATAAAAAACCTCTAAACCCCAATAATATTAATAATGATGAAGTTGCTTATGGATGGGATAACCTTATGTTCTTGTGTATTGAATGCCATAACGCAATACATGCAGAACTAGATGCACTGGCAGTACCAAATGGAATTACTAGCGGTGCAAGTCTATTGATTAAGCCTACACGTGATTTGATATTTAATGAGATGGGCGATTTAGTTGCGGTAAATGATAATGAATATGATAACGATTAACTCCCCCCCCATATTTTTATACAGAAAATATTTTTTTCTACACCGGGGCAGCAGTTTCGTTTAAAACGCAGGTCGCACATGTGAGGGGTGTGGTTAACAAAGGAGTGATAGGAGTTGACAAATGAAGAAAAAGAAAAAATAAAAAAGAAGAGAATTACAGAATATAACAAGATTTTCAAGGAACTTCCACAAGAAAAGAAAAAGTTGATTAGAAAATCAATTGAGCAAGCTGTACACATGGAAATGCAGTTAGATGAACTACAAATTCAATTAGAAAAAGTAGGATTTGTGGAAGAATATTGCAATGGAAACAATCAATTTGGTAAAAAAGAATCGACTGAATCAAAGGCATATAACACGTTGATGAAAAACTATATTGCCATCATAAAAGTACTGTTGAGCGAATTGCCACAGACTAAAAATGAAGATGATGATGAAGGATTTAAGAAATTTATTATGGAACGTGTTAGACGATGAACCCAATCAGAGAATACTATAACCAAATCATTGATGGTGAAATAGTTGTATCTGATCGTGTTCGTAGGATATATAAGCATTTAGTCGATAAGTTAGAAAACCCAAGTCAATATATCTATGATAAGGACAGGGCAGAAGTTGCAATTGATTTCATTGAGCTGTTTTGTAAACATTCTAAAGGTAAGTGGGCAGGAAAACCAGTAATCTTAGAATTATGGCAAAAAGCAATGATTGCTGCATTATTTGGATTTGTTGATAAAGATACAAAAGCAAGGAAATATCAAGAACTCATATTGATAGTGGCACGTAAAAACGGTAAGTCCACTGTAGCGGCCGCAATAGGCCTTTTTTTGTTGGTTGCGGATGGTGAAATGGGTGCTGAAATATATAGTGCTGCAACAAAGCGTGACCAAGCAAAAATTATATGGGATGAAGCGGCTAAAATGATAAAAAAAAGTAAGTCGCTTAATAAAGTTTGTCATATTCGTGTTAACAGAATTTTGTGTGATGTAAATGATGGAAAATTTGTACCGCTTGCATCAGATTCTAATAATCTTGATGGGTTAAATGTTCATGGAGCATTGATTGATGAATTGCATGCTATCAAGGATAAGAATTTGTATGATGTAATCGTTGATGGTATGAGCGCACGTGAACAACCACTAACCATTATTACTAGTACTGCTGGTACAGTTCGTGAAAATATTTACGATATTAAATATGATGAGGCTTGTCAAATTGTAGATGGGTATGATGATGAGCAAGGGTATAAAAATGAACGTATCTTACCAATAATTTATGAGTTAGATAGTAGAAAGGAATGGACAGATCCTAATTGTTGGGCAAAAGCTAATCCGGGACTAGGAACAATAAAAAGCATTAGCCAATTAGCTGAAAAAGTTAAATCAGCACAAAATAATCCTATTCATGTTACAAATCTACTAACAAAGGACTTTAATGTTCGTGAAACATCATCAGAGGCATTTTTAACATTTGAACAATTAAACAATATAGCAACATACGATATTGCTAAATTAAAGCCAAGATATGGGATAGGTGGAATAGACTTATCAGCAACTACAGACTTAACATGCGCCACATTGTTATTCATGATACCTAATGACCCTGTAAAATATATCAAGCAAATGTACTGGATACCAGAAGATTTATTTGAAAAAAGAGTGCAAGAGGATAAAGTACCGTATGATGTGTGGTATAAAAGAGGGTTTATACGGAAATCACCGGGCAATAGAATTGACTATAGGCTAATTGTTGATTGGTTTAAAGAAAGACAAACGGAAGATGATATTTACTTATATAAATGTGGGTATGACGGATGGAGTGCTACATATTTTGTAGAAGATATGAAATCAGAGTTTGGGCGGTCTGTAATGAATCCAGTCATTCAAGGTAAGAAAACGTTGAGCGGACCAATGAAAGCATTGGGCGCAGAACTGGAAGCAAAATTAATCAACTATGATAACAATCCAATATTGAAATGGTGTATGGCTAATGTGGAAATAGATGTAGATCGTAATGGTAATATTCAGCCAACTAAATCCATTCATGCAAAGAAAAGAATTGATGGATTTGCATCTATGTTGGATGCATATGTTGAGTATGAACGAAATCAAGAAGATTACCACAATGTAATTTAAGAAAGGAGGTGAGATAATGAACTATCGAAATATCTTTAATAAAATATTTGGATTTGGCAATACTGATAAAGCTAATTTAACTGGGGCAGAGTTCTTAGATGGATATACGAATGTATTTACCCCTTTTAGTGGAGTGCCATATACAGATACCACGTTTAGAGATTGTACAGATACGATTGCTAGACATTTAGGTAAAATGAAGCTTAAACATATCAGACGAACAAGTGATGGAATGGTACAAGGTTCTATATCTATTAACCACATATTGGGAACAAGACCAAATCCATTTATGACAGCAAGTGAATTTTTGGAAAAAGTAGTTGCACAATACTTCAATTACAATAACGCATTTATTTATGTAAAACGTGATGTAAATGGCGTGATTGAGGGCCTATATCCATTAGACTTTGGAAGTGTAGAAGTTAAAGTGGATAAGGATAACAATTTATATGTTAAATTCCAATTTATTAATGGCAAAAGTATGACTGTACTGTATGATGCGGTTATTCATATTAAACGGCATTTTAACAGTCATCAGCTATTTGGTGAAGATAACTCAAGAGCCTTAAAAGAGGACTTGGATTTATTGCATGCAGTAAAGGCCGCAATTATAAACTCTGTAAAAAATGGTAACTCGTTACGTGGGATTATCAATTTTGAAGGTACAGTACGTGAAGATGACCAACAGGAACTATGGAAGAAGTTTACTGATCGTTATGTATCAAATGCAAATGGTAGTGGGATTGCTACGTTGGATAATAAAGCAACATTTCAACAGTTAACAACAACTATCAGCACCTTTAATAAAGGTCAAATGGATTTTGCAAGAGACATGGTGTATAAGCACTTTGGTTTGAATGAAAAGATTGTAAGTGGTAATTACACAGAAGATGAATATATAGCGTTTTATGAATCTGTATTAGAACCAATTGCTATTAAATTAACGCAGGAATTTACAGAAAAACTGTTTACAAGCCGCGAAAAGGGACATGGAAATGAAGTGATAGTTGAATGCAATAGATTATCTTATATGTCTGTAGCAAGTAGGATTAAAATTTGTCAAACGCTATTGCCTACAGGGGCTGTTACAGTAAATGAAATTCGTGAAATCTTTGGTTATGAAGGTGTTGAAGGTGGAGATGAACGTCTTGTAAGTTTAAACTTCGCTAAGTATAAAGACCTTTCAGAATATCAAATAAATGCATCGAAAGGAGGTGATACAAATGA